AGGAAGAATTGGTACGGCTCCAAGTGCAGGAAGTGGCTCTCCAGTAGAGCGTATGCGTATCCAGTCTGGAGGGCTAATTGTTCTGGACTCAAGCGCAGGCTTGTCCATTAGCGCAACAGGAGTTACGTCACCTGCTGCTGGTGATGGCAACGTATTCAGCGGGACTTATACACCAGCACAGGTTGGCACAAACACAAACGTAGCTGCGGTGACTTTTTCTCAATGTCACTATATGCGAGTTGGCGCAGTAGTAACCGTAAGCGGGCAACTTGCAATTACCGCGACCACGGCAGCTACCGATACTGTTGTAAAAATGACTGTTCCAGTTACTACGCTTTTTGGTGCTTCAAGACAGTTGGCTGGTGCGGGAGTAGCTATTACAACTCCATACGCGCAAAACAGTTTGGCATTTCTTGCAGACACAGCTAATGAATCTGTTGATGTTCGATTAAGGCCAACTGTAAACACGGCCTTAACTTATAATTTTTCATTTACCTATTTGGTGTCATAGCATGATTGATTCTTACACATTAAATTGGGCAGATCAAAAACTCATAGTCACTTTTGAGGATGGCACGACTAAAGAATACACACAGGCCGATAAGGATGCGTACCTTACCGACTACCCTGATCGTGCTTCTGATGTAGTGGCAATGGGCTGGTAATGTTTATCCTGACCGTAATCGTGCTTGTAATAGGCGTTTTATGGTGGGCTGTAATGCAGTCTCTTGATGGTATTGATGTTGAGTAATTAGGATTTTATGAGCCTTCAGTACGTTGTCTATGATTACTGGGAATACGGTTATGCTGAAGGCGATGCGATTCTGGAGTTTGGGAGTGCATCGGTAACGGCAGCAGCAAGTGTTTCTGCTAATGGCACTAGGGTTCGATTTGGCAATGGTAGCGTTACAGGAAATGCAACAGTAACGGCTAACGGTATCAAGATTCAGTTTGGTGCTGGAAGTATTAGTGGAAGTGCTACTGTTTCTTCTGGCGCGATAAGAATAAGAACGTCATCTGGAGTAATAACAGGAACAGCTATAGTTACAGCCCTTGGTGGTGTGGTTTATAGCGGTTCTGGGGCGATTACAGGATTGGCGAGTGTTGTTGTCTATCCTACAGCGATATGGGCTGGTAATGCGGCTATAAATGCCTTAGTAACGGTTACTGCTAACGGTCAGATTATTGGGGAAGAATGGACAGATGTTCCTTCTGTGCCGAATACATGGACTGAGCAATCTCCTTCTAGTAACATTTGGGCAACAGTTAATCCGGGTTCTGATTTTTGGCGTAGTAGTAGGTTTTTTGACCCGTATGTTGAGATTGATTATTGGGTTGATGACTACACGGATGATAGATACGATTTTTGGGTTAAAACAACGTCAGTATCTGATAATTGGATGAGGCAATAATGCAAACGATTGCTTTTGGTGAATGGCTTCCAGATCAGCCCGGAGTAACTGGGGCGATTACTGACGCAAAGAACTGTTATCCGGTTGCTAACGGTTATGCGCCATTCCCTAGTGAGGCTGATTACTCGGATGCGGCTGCTCAAAACCTGTTGATTACGTTTGGCGGTAAGTTTGGCGGGGCTACAAACCTATTTGCTGCTGGTGCGACTCAAATCTACAAGTTTGATTCTAATGATGCGAGTATGGATGCTCTAACGACTACGGGTTATTCAACGGTTGAAAGTTGGGATGTAACTCAGTACGGGGCAAAGATGATTCTGGCTAATGGTCGGGATAAGCTACAGTCTTATGAGATTAACTTATCTACTTACGTTACAGACTTAGCTGCTGCTGCTCCTGTGGCTAAGTTTGTGACCGTAGTTCGGGATTTCGTTGTTGCTGCTAACGATGGAACTGACACGAACAAGGTTTATTGGTCGGACATTAACGATGAGACAGACTGGACTCCGGGTGCTGCTTCTCAGTCAGATACACAGATAATCCCTGACGGTGGGGACATTACAGGTTTAGCGGGTGGCGAGTATGGTTTGGTCTTCCTAGAACGTGCCATATATCGGATGAGCTATTCAGGCTCCCCGTTTTTCTTTCAATTTGATGCGATCTCAAGGTCTTTAGGGTGTATCTCTAACGGTTCTATTGCTCAGTACGGTGGTCTAACGTATTTCTTAGCAGATGACGGTTTTTACTCTTGCGACGGTCAATCAGTAAAGTCTATCGGTGCTGAGAAGGTTAATCGGTGGTTCTTTGAGAACGCTATTCCGGGTGAAATTTCTACAGGAATGTCAGCAACAGTTGACCCTATCCGAAAGTTAGTTATTTGGAAATTTAATAATACTTTCGGTGGTAATAATATGCTGATTTACTCGATTAGCTTAGATCGTTGGTCGTATGCAGACACAACAGCTAATGCTATTTCCTTTGTATTAACGCCTTCAGCGACGTTAGAGCAGGTAGATAACTATAACGCTAGCATTGATGCGCTAGAGATTCCTCTGGATTCACGAGTATTCGCTGGTGGACAGTTACTTTTTGCGGGTGTTTCAGGGGCTAAGATCATTACTTTCTCTGGTCAGCCTAAGACTGCGAACATTACGACGGGTGATATAGCGATTGGTCGGTCTACGGTGACGCTAGCAAAGCCAACTGTGGACGGTGGAAGTGCGTCTGTGGCGATCTCTAGCCGGAATTTGCTGAATGAGCAGGTTGAATTTGGCTCTAATGTAGCCGCTGATGCTGAAAACCGTGTTTCCATCCGTTCTAATGGTGAATATCATCGTTTAAGACTGACTCCTACGGGTTCAAACTGGGAAACAGCGGTAGGAATTGACGTAGAAGTAGTCAAGCAAGGTACTCGATGAGGCAATTTCGTACATTACCGCCATTTGGAGGGGATCAGAGGGCTGTTGCTGAGGTCGTTCGTGGTGTTATGGACGGAAAGACCAACAACACAGGTCTAATTACCCTAGCGACTGGTAATGCGGTTACAACTACCCTATTTGATGAGCGTATAGGCTTTGAGAGCCTGATTTTCTTCGTTCCGGTATCTGCGGCTGCTGAGGCTGATTCGGCTCCCTATGGGGCGTTTCAGGACTCTACAGACCAGACTGCGGCTAACACTACAACGGCCTATGCAGTTACGTTTAACACGACAGATTATTCCAATGGAGTTTACGTTTCCAATAGTTCTAGGCTAAACGTCAGGAATTATGGAATTTACAACATCCAGTTTTCGTTTCAATTTAAGAATACGTCAAACGATGGTCAGGACGTAGATATTTGGTTCCGCAAGAATGGGACTGACGTAGCTGGTTCTAATAGTAAGTTTTATTTGCCAGCAAGGAAGAGTACGGGCGATCCTAGTCATCTAATTGCCGCGATGAATTTCTTTGTCGAAATGAACGCTAATGACTATGTTCAGGTAATGTGGCGGGTTAGTAATACTGGCGTTTCTTTGGAACATTACCCGACTGATACGAGTCCGACTAGACCAGCAACTCCATCGACTATCATTACGATGTCTTACGTTGCACCATCGGCTACAACGAACTTATACGTTTCTACACAACAACAAGGTCAAGCAACGATTAGTCATTGGGCTAACGCTACTGCTGACAAAACTTACGGATACATAATCGTCGGATGACAGAGTGGAAATATATCGAGCCTGACCAACTCAGAAATTGGTGGATGAGCGTCAAGCCCGGATTAGAGAGAATCAAGAGTGCCAGTTCTGAAAGTTGGATCGTGGAAGATGTGTACACGGACTGCTGGAATCAGAAATCTGGCTTATGGGTTGGACTAGAGGATAGTCATTTCAAAGCGTTTTTTATAGTGCAGCCATTGGGGGAAGAACTCCACATCTGGTGTGCTTGGACGTTAGAAAATGATTATCAGATGGTGCAAAAAGGTTTACAATTCATCAAAAATATGGCAAGGGAAAGCGGTAACAAATACCTAACTTTCACGAGTCATAGACCGGGGTGGGATCGTAGAGCCAAGGCCTTCGGATTCCGTCCTCGAAAGTGGATCAGCGAGGTGTGATATGGGAAGTCCAGCTAGTACGCAAACAAGTAAGACAGAAATTGATCCAGAGTTTAAGCCCTTTGTAAAATTTGGCTTAACTGAGGGCAAGCGACTTTATGAAGCGATGCCTGAAGCTCCTGAGACCTTAGCTGTCCCACAGTCAGAGGCTACGATTGAGGCCTTAAAAAGGGCTGAACAGCGGGCTATGGCTGGTTCTCCTCTACTCAATGCTGCCCAAGCTGAACAACTAGCTACGATTGAAGGTAGGGGCGTTAATCCGTTCCTAAGTGGTGCTTTAGAACAGGCCAATCGTTTAGCTGGTGAGCGTTATACCCAAGACATTCAAAACCTACAGTCTCAGGCTTCATCTGCTGGTCGTTATGGTTCCTCTGCAATGGGTCAACAGGCTGGTAAGGCTCAAGACATCTTTGCTCGTGCATTAACGGAACAAGGTGGTCAATTAGCGTATCAATCGTCTGAGGCTGAAAGAGGTAGACAAGTAGCAGCGTCTCAGGCTGCGCCACAGATGTCTGCTGCTGACTATGCTGATATTCAGCGACTCCTACAGGTTGGTCAGGGTAGAGAGGCTTACGATCTTAATGAAATTATGGGTAAATTGAAGGCGCAAAACATCCCATTAGAAAGATTGCAACAGTACGCAAATATCGCCTATGGTGCGCCTTTAGAAACAAAATCAGTTACTACACAGGGGTAAATCATGGGTGCTGCTGCTGCTCCGATTCTTATTGGCTCTGCACTAGGAGCCGTTACGAATCCTAAAAACCCACTACAAGGTGCGCTACTAGGTGGCGTGATGGGTGGTGTAGGTGGCTCGTTCATGGGCGGTGCTATGAACGCTGGTAACGCTGCTGCTACTACTGCGATGACTGGAGCTAATCCTGCAGTAATGGGTACTGCTGGTATGGGGGTTGCACCAATGACAGCAGGTGCTACCTACAATGCGGCTGCTCCGGGTATGGTTGCAAACTTTGGTAACGCTACGATGCCTACTTATGCGGCTACAGGTGGCACTACTGGGCTTATTGGCTCATCGACTGCACCTTTAACGATGGCAGAGCGTTTCTCAGGTGGTGTGAACGCATTAAAGAGCGACATTGGCGCATTAAATACATTTGCGAACCAGAATCCTGTAGCTACTCAAGTTGGTCTTAGTACTGCTAGAGACATCATGGCTCCTAAGCCTCCTCCTCCTGTTCAGCCTCCGGGTTTGATAAGAGGTAATCCAATTCAACAACAACAAGAGTCAGAATTGGCAATGGCTATGCCACAAATTAACCTGCTAGGGTGACGTATGGCTGATTTTATAGATTACCTGCCGAATTTCTTTGGTGGTACGCCTGCCATGTATCAGGGGTTGCTAACAGACCCTGAGCAAGCTGCATTACAAAAACGAGCAAACCTAGGTGGATTGCTAGGATTTGGTGCTGCTCTGGCTCAAGGAATGACTCCACAGGGTGCGCCTCGATCTGCGTTACAGAACGTCCTATCGGCTCTAGGTGCTGGCTATGGCGGGGCTGCTCAGACGTATGAATCTAGCCTAAATCAGATGTCTAATGCAATAAAACTACAGCAGTCCAGAAGGCAGCTAAAGGGATTGCAAGACTTAGCTCAACAACATCCTGATTTGGCGTATCTGGCTTCTGTAAGCCCAGAGGAATTTGTCCGTCAGGTATCGGCTCGTGAACGGGCTAAACTCTACGGAATTGGAGTAACTCCTAGCCAAGCCGCTCCTGCTCCTGCTCCTGCTCCTGCTTCTGCTGCACCTGCACCTACTGTTGAGGTTCCTGCTAGTCTTATCTCTCCTAAGGGTGGTGGTGGTGGGTTTGTTGGTGGTGGCTATGGAAGCGTTGGTATGGCAACACCATCTGCTGTATCTGCTCCTGCGCCTGCTGCTCCTGCACCTGCACCTGCGGCAACTAATATTCCGCAACAAGCTCCATATTTTGCTGGTGTAAGCCCTGAGAATAAAGCTAACGCAGAAAGTTTAAGACAAAGAGCTGCTTTAGCTGAAATGAATGGAGATGCAGGATTTGCAAAGCTCCTACAAGATAGGGCAGACAGACTTGATCCTAAAGAACAGGTTTTCTTTAGGGATGGTAAGGCTTTCTCTACGACAAGAGGTCTAATTGCAGATGTAAGTGGTAAGCGTGTTCTAACGGAAACTGAAGCGACTTCTATGGGTCTTGATCCAAGGCTAGGGAAATGGCAAATAGCTGACAACATTCCTGCTTTGATTCCTAATACTGGAGTCTCGCCGGAAGATCAGAAGGCACAACTAATTGCTGGTTTACCATCACAGCTAGCAAATCTTCATCCTACATTGCAACAACAAGCAAATGCTTTGATTTCAAGAGCAGGTGCTATGGATAAGTCTCAGATCGTTAATGAGACAGAGAAACTTTTAAGTCAGCAGTCAAAGATTCTTGCTGAGTTGAATCCACAACTTCAGGCTGCTGGTAAGGCAAAAGCTCCGCAAGTAAACGTATTTACTGGAGATTTAAGCAAGACTACAGCTTCTAAAGTAGAAGAAGGTGTACTTACAAATGCTGAGGCTATGAGCCGATTAAACAGCATTTATGGAACTTATCGACCAGAATATTTGAATGTTCCATTTAGAGCAAAACAAGAATGGACGAATCTAGCAGGCAAATTTAAGGATGTATCTCCTAAAGATAAGCAAATTCTTACTGGATACTATGAGTTTAAACAGAACGCATTGCAAAACCTTAACAAGACAATTAAGGATTTGACTGGTGCTGCAATGGGTGTACAAGAAGCAGATCGTATTATTGCTTCTTTGCCTAACGCTGGATCAACAGTATTCGGTGGTGATAGTCCAGTTGAATTTGAAGCAAAACTTAATAATGCTGTGCAACAAACTAAGTATGCTCTTGCTCGTCAAACGTATGCACTAAAGAGTGGCATAAAGAAAGATGCTTGGGAAAAGATTCCTCTATCTGATATGCCTTCTATCGTTAATAAACGTGCTGACGAGATTGCAAAAGCGTACAAACTTGATCCAAACAAAGAAGCTGATAAGCAAACTATCAAGCGTCAGTTAGCCGCTGAATTTGGAATTCCATTCTAAGGTGAGCTATGACAGATTTTGCTAAAGAATTATTTTCTAACAGGCCTCAACAGCAGACTGAGCAAACAGACTTTGCATCGGAACTATTTGGGAATAAAGCTACGTCTGGTAGGCAGGTTGGTGGAGGTCAGTTTGCGCCTATAGAGCCTGTTCCTAAAGTAATCTCAGAACCATCTAGAGGTGCGAGTATGGCTACCGCCTTCATGGGTGGTATTCCTACGGACAAGCAAGCTGCGGTTAATTACTTTGCATCACAGCGTGGTATATCTCCTAGTAGATACCAAATCATCGATGGTGATATTGCGTATCAGGCTGATGATGGGAAGTTCTACAAAGAGGTATCTGGCTTAGGTGCTACTGCTGCGTACTATGCTCCTGACGTAATGGAGATGGTTCCTGACGTTGGTGCTGGTGTTGCTTTGGCTCCATTGTCTATAGGTGGCCCGTTAGGTACTGCGACTGCTGTTGGTGGTGTTAGTGCTGTGGCTGCTGGAACGAACTATCTGCGGCAGAAGATTGCAGGAAAGATTGCAGGTCAAGAGCTTGACCCGTTCCAAGTTGGTCTGTCTGGTCTATTGTCTGGTACTGCTGAGTTGGCTCCTGTTGTTCGTAAGGGCTTCCAAGAACGTAGACTGGCAAGGGATATTGCTCAGGTTGATCCTCAGTTAGTGTCATCACTTAGGGCTAAATCAGGTCAATACGGCATCCCACTAACTCCGGCTGAGTTGACTAACTTATCGTCACTATTAAGCCAACAAAAAGTCATTGGTAATGTACCTGAGTCTTCTGTACAGATGCAGAAGTTCTACAAGGAAAGAGAAG